AACCTCTACGCCGCTAGACGTATCGCGCACCTGTCTGCCAAAATCGCTGGCCAGCATTGCATTGTACGAGCATGACAGGATATATCTCTCTGGATTCCTGGCCATAAAGTAAGCTGGAAACAATACAGTAGAAAACGTGGATTTTGCGTGGCGCGGCGGCATAGTAACCAGAAGGTTTCTTGCTTTGCGACCGTCATTGTCCTCCAATAAACCTTTTTCAAGCAAATCTAGCTTTTGTATCAAGTCTAATTGAAAGTCTGCCAGCGTAAATTCAGGGTGTATTAGCTTTACAAAACCGAGAAAGGAGTTTTCTGCGTCTTGTATTCTAAGAAGGTGCTTTGCCGCCTCTTTTCTGGATACGTTCACTTCCTAATACCCTTTCTTAGCACCCTAGACCCCTTAATCTCGTTGGCTACGCCCTGGTCATGTATTGAATCTGCCATGATTTTAAAGAAGTGGTCCATAATTGCCTCTTGTCTTCGGTGTTCTGGCACTCCTTCTAGGTTTAATTCACTCATCGCCGTTGCAAATGACTTCAGGGTCTTGTTCGAGATTAGTGCTTCCTTCTGTGGGTTCGATACCAACCCCTTTTCCTTCGTCATCTTCTAATCCTTCTGGTTCTACGTCTATTATTTCGTCTACTCCCGACGCTATCGCCTCTAATTCTGTGCGCGACATCTCCGTAAGGGACTTATGGCTGTGTTCATGTTGATGATACGAGGCTGATAAGTCGGGAATAACCTTGTTTAGAAGGTTAGAAAACACTCTAGCCTGTGTCGGAGACCATTCTCTGTCCCCTTTCAGCACTTCATCCGCCATAATAATATGGTTTGACATGTTTCGCGCGATTTGACCACGCAAATTTGCCACCTGATTGGGTGATAAAGCCACTTGGCCAGTGGCTGTTTTTACACTTACGCGGTTTGTAAACTTAGTTTGCGACATCTTTTCTCCTGACGTTTTGAAATTTGCTCGCGAGTCGAGAGGGGTCGGTGACGTGCCACCAGCCACAGCGTCGGCGGTCGGCGGTATAGCCCCCCCACCCCCTGCGTCGGCGTCACACATGGGTCACATGCCCGCGAACATTCGTCGAAAAGCGGTGTTTGCGCTCCCCTCGTAGGGGATTTTCGCGCCTGGACGTTTGGAAACCCCTCCCAACGCGCGCAACCGATACCCTCGTGTGAAACAAATCCAATCATTTCAGCAGTCTACGCGTACGCGCGTGACGCGTCGTCCGCCTGCGCGCATCCCCTAAAGGGGGTAGGGGTTCTGTGGTGGAGGCAAAGGCTTCCACAGGGCAATTCCGCCCGCATGTACGAAGGAGAAATCGCATGTACACACAAATCAGCATCAAGAACATCGCGCAAGGCGTGAACGACAACCCCGAAACTCGCGCGGACGCAATCGCAGAAATGCGCATGCGCGTCGAACGCGACGAGGCCAAGCTCGAAGCAACGGGCAAGGGCGAGGGCAAGCTCGCGCGTGAGCGCAAGTTCCTCGCGCAACTCGAATCGGGCGGGGCGTTGGACGCCAAGGCCGCGTTCCAGTCTGACGCGCCCGCGAAACCTGCGCCCGTTGCCGACAAGCCGAAGGCTGTCACGCAACGCGACATGCTGGCCGCAATGCGCGAGGCTGACCCCGAAGCCCTTGCGGTCGCGTTTGCGTTGCTGAAATCGTAACGCGCACGCATTTGACCCCTGCCGCAGAAATGCGGCAGGGGTTTTTTTGTGCGTTTTTGTCGTTCGCACAGGAAACAACACAAACACAACGACAACACAACCAGCCGAAGGAGAAATCACATGGCTAACTCAGTAACGCCAGAGGAAGTTCTGGTATCTATCATCGACAGCCCGCGGGCAGTCACGGAAAAAACACCCGATACGTTGTGGAACGACGTTCAAGCGTTGGATTATCCAGCAACGGACGCTGACCCCAACGACGTCTGGGCGTTTGTCATGTTCAATCAACCACGTCTCGCGGGGGTGAACGATGACGAATGAAATCGACGAACTCATGCGTGAGGACGCAGAGGGCAGGGATTTGTATTCCGAAACATTCCGCGCCTATCAACAACGCCTCAAGCGCGAACGTGCTGACAGGTTTGTCATGCACACATGTATCGTTCTAATCAGCTTCGTCATAGGCTTTATCCTAGGCGTAAGCACTGGCATCAACACATAAGGAGGACAGGCATGTCTGATAAATACAAAATCATCAAGGGCTATGATTACAACAAGCCCTACAAATACTCTGGCAAATATGCCGAGTTGAAAACAACTCTCGACAACATGGAAGATGGCGACTGCGTTTACGTCTCAACACATGCCGAAGTTGTTGCGTGCATTAACCATCCGAAAACACGAGGCTTCGCAGGGTTTCGTGTTCGCACTCGCCGTGACAAAGACACTGGCGGGTATTACGTGTGGAAGTTGAGGAAAGAGGAGGACACCAACGATGATAGTCGATAGGGCAAAACTTGAGCAATCCATCCAAATGACAAGCGACCTAGACACCATTTGGGACGCGCTTGAATGTGGTCGGGACGGGAGTTGGTTCTCGTTGGGCGATGGAGCATGGGACGAGGTTCGCACGGCCATGTCTAACATTCACAAAGCACTCAACATTGTACAGGAAAGGCACAGAGACGATGGGTAATCGAGCAACCATTGAAATCGTGGATGCGGCAGGCGAATCTTCGCCTGCCAACATCTACTTGCATTGGCATGGCGAACCTGATTACGTCTGCCAGTTTGTCAAGGACGCCGCAAAAGTCATGCGGAGGTGCGACGCTAACTATGCGACAGCCAGACTGGTCGCTCACGTTTGCAGAGCAATCGACGACAACACAGCCGCGTTATCGGTTGGTCTACAACAGCCAGGCGATAACGAACAAGCGGCCGCTTTGCTCGACCATGGGCATTACGTCGTGGATATGGGTGACGGAACAATCACCCAACACAATCGCTGGCTACCAAATGGCGGCGAGGTTATTCGAGAAATCAATATTGAATTTTACGGAGGTTAATATGACTAAATACAAAGTTACGTTTGACACTTGGTATGAACTGGAAGCCGATGATGAAGACGATGCGGTATACAGCGCATGGGATATGTTGAACTCAGGCGACTTTGCGCCAGACGTTGAAGAAATCAAAGGCGCAACCCCACACGAGCATAAGTTGATTGACGAGACGCATGACTTCTTCCTGCTTGCGTTGGGTAACTTCACTTACGAGACGCCACCGCTGGATATACGCACGTGGGATATGGGTAAGGCTGACAAGTGGGTCGCAGAACACCTGTGGCAACCCTTTGAAGACTGGGATGTCAATGATGTATGGGAGGCGGCGGCCGACCTCGAACGCCAATTCAATGCTGTCAAAGACAAAATACTGCAAAACGCAAACACGACGAAGGAGTTGGCCGATGCTGAAGTCGGAGTTTGAGACAGTGTGGTATGCGCTTCACAGCTTTCGTGAAGATTGCATACCCGAAGGCGACCCCATGTATGACGAACAGTGGGACGCGATATGCGGGTCAATGGCGCGCATTATGGAGACAGTTGGTATCAAACATGAGGAGTTAGATGAATGACTGCAAAACCGCAAAAACTATTCAGCTTTGTGTGTTCGTTTTACGAACACCCAACGCTTGGAGATGAAAGCCCTTTGCTCGTGAGTAAGGGCAACCACTATTACTACACCGACCTGTTCGATATGCCTGATTGCCACGCCGAAGCGTTTCAAGCGTATGAGGGTGCTACTACTTGCGCCCACGAACTTGGTGAGGTGTACGAGAAGAAGGAGAAAAGCGATGGCTAATTACATGTGCAACGTGCGTAGCAATTACGTGCATGTTAAAGACAAACAAGCGTTCGAGGAGTTTCTTGAGAGCTTCGAGTGTAAACCAATCTACGATAACGAAGGCCGCATTGGGTTCTACGTCGATAACATGGATGGCTGTTCGCCATATCGTTACGATGACGATACGGACGAACATCAAAACCTTTTGGATGCGGCTTTGGAAATCGGCTCACATCTGCGCGAGGGCGAGGTTTTCGTGGTAGAAGAGGCTGGATGGGAGAAGTCGCGCTACCTGTGCGGCTACTCATACGCTGTGAACGACAAAGGCAGAACCCTATCCGTCGATATGTCCAGCGCATTACGCAAACTGGTCGAAGCTGAATGGGGCAACGCAGATTACACGGAGGCAACTTACTAATGGCTAAGGTATTAATCGGATGCGAAACGTCTGGCATTGTGCGCGAGGCGTTTCTCAAACTTGGGCATGACGCATGGTCTTGCGACATCCTGCCGAGCGACGTGCCAACCAACAGGCACTTCCAAGCAGACGTGCGAGACGTAATGCGTGACTACGAATGGGACATGCTGTTCGTTGCCCACCCGCCTTGCACGCGGTTGTGCAACAGCGGCGTGCGATGGCTTCACAAACCACCGCCTGGGCGTTACTTGCACGAAATGTGGCAAGAGTTAGACGAGGGCGCTGAGTTGTTCAGCGACGTGTGGAACGCAGACATCCCGCATGTTGCTGTCGAGAACCCTGTCATGCACAAGTATGCCAAGGAACGCATACGCAACTACGAGCCACAAGCGCAATCCATACAGCCATGGGAGTTTGAGACGTCGGAAGCTGGCGCTGATAACGTGAAGAAACGCACGTGCTTGTGGTTGCGTAATCTGCCGAAGCTCATGCCCACTGGGTCTCTCGATGGGTCTACCGCAAGGCCAGAGGTACACCATGCCTCGCCAAGCAAAGACCGATGGAAAATTCGCAGTAGGTTTTACCACGGCATTGCCAATGCCATGGCAAATCAATGGGGGCATCACGTGCAGGGAGCGGTTTCCTAATGCGCCCAAGCACGCCCACCCACATCCCCAAAGGGGATAGGGGTTTTGAATGTGGAGGATTGGATGCAGTGCATCCGTCCTTGCATAGTGTCACGAAAACTTGACACTCAACACCGAACGGCGTAACTATGCAAATATGGTTGTGTGTTACGTCAACCCTAACTTAACTTAATTGAGGTAAATTTATGACTAGTTATTTTCAAGAAACTGTCGTGCCTATTCTTCAACCAGTCTTTGAAGACAACCAGACGTTCAATCACAAACGTAGCAAAGCGAGAGCGGCGCTCAAAGAAGTTCTGAATGAATTTTGTGACGGAAAAGTTATGGTGGAGGCCGCACAAGCGGGGTTTGATAAGTGGGAGAAATCTCCAAACACAATCAGCCAGATTGTGAACAACGTATCAGCACCCATGACATGCGTTGTATGGTGCGTACTGTTTTCTCACAACCACGATTTTGGTGGTTCCGATTGGCTCAAATCTCACTTGCACGACGCACTGAGAAGACCTGACTCTTGTCATAGAGGACGTGACAACAAGCCAGTGTATTTGATGCACAAGTTCATTGACGAAGACGTGATGACACAAGTCTCAGAATTGCTCGACGACCAATACAACTTGGACTTGTCGTTGATTACAAGTTCAATAACGCAACCTGAGCCGACCGAGACGCCAGTCATGGAAACATCGCCGCATGCCGATGATGCAGGACTGAACGACACAATGCGAGCGGCCGTGGACTTGATGCTCAAAGATACAAAGCACGGAAGTTTGGGGAGCATCGAGCATGTTATCGAAATGCAAACCGACAAGATTGCAGACCTTGAGGACGCTCTTGCCAAGGCCGTATCGCAACCGAAGATACACCAACCCGTCAGCGTTCAAGCCACTGGAGAGATACCAAGCGGCACTGTCGTTGTGAAGAAAGCTACGGACGTGTTCGAGGGTACGCAAGCACCACTGTTTGACATCGACGTCCCTGTCGGTGAGTGGGATGCTCCGCATCCCTTTGTGCCACAGAAGGATGAAGACTACGTCTTCAATGCTGACACGCTGGTTCCGTTGCTTGTTGCTATTCGTGACGGGCAAAACCCATGGCTCAAGGGTCATACTGGCACAGGCAAAACGACGCTTGCTGAACAGATTTACGCACGTCTCAACTTGCCAGTGTATCGTGTCAACTTGGATTCGGATATCACCCGTGGCGAACTTGTCGGCCGCGAGGTGCTGACCACCAAGGATGGTAACACTGTGACCAAGTTTGTGGATGGTGTTATCCCGAAAGCAATGCAAGAGCCATGCTTGCTGTTGCTCGACGAGGTCGATGCCTCACGTCCCGACCTGGGTTTCGTGTTGCAACGTCTCACCGAGGGCAACGGCTTCATGCTTTTGGAAGATGGCGGTCGCACAATCCAGCCACATCCATTCTTCCGTATCTTTGCCACTGCCAACACTAATGGTCGGGGTGACGATACTGGTCTGTACTCTGGTACTCGTGCGTTGGGCGCGGCCTTCATCAACAGGTTCAAACCCTACATTGATGTCGAGTACATGCCAGCAGATGAGGAGCGCGCGTTGCTCAAGACGAAGGTCGGTCTGAACGATGATGATGCCACGACCATCACGAACTATGCGACAGAGCATCGCGTATCATTCATGCAAGCCAACCTTACCCTGCCTTGTTCTCCAAGGGACACTATGGCTCTGGGTATGGCCTACCTTAACTATTCGCGTTTGTTTGCACACAAGTCCCGTGCGGAGATATGGGAACTTGCGTTCCATCACACGCTTGTCAATGCCGCTGACGCTGACGATGCGACAGTCATTCGCGGGTTCATCAATCGCATCATCGAAGGAGAGTAAGATGAAACATATTACTGGCGACAAACTACAGCACGAGGTTATCAAAACCTCTCAGGCGTTCTATCGTGACCAAGATATCAGCGTCGAGTTTGGTGGCGAGACTGCCATGACGAATGGCAAGAACGTCATCATCCCAAGCGTTCCGCTTGACCACAACTTCACGCTAGACGAAGCCGCGGTCATCCGTGGCTTTGTTGACCATGAGGCAGGTCACGGCCGCCATACCAACTTCAACATCTCCAAACGCAACAAGACCATCAAAGCTGACATGGCAAAGTATGAGCATTACATGCCCATCACCAATGGCATCGAGGACGTTCGCATCGAGCGCTTGATTGTCAAGGAGTATGTCGGTGCGAAGGCCAACATTGCTCATACCAGTGCATATGCAAACAACATGTATCTCGAACTGTATGAGCAAGACCCAAGCATTGCCAAAGACATCGGTGCAGTCGGTGCTGTTGCTATCACATGGGAAGGCCGACGTCGCATTGGCTACGCTGACCCGACCTTGGAGAAGTGCTTGGACACGTTGCCCGACAGTATCCGCAAGTCTGTTGAGGGTGTGGTTGACCGCATCGACAAGTGCAAAGACACCAAGGGTGCGTTCATGCTGGCCAGAGACGTGCTGAAAGAGTGGGGTCTCGACAAAGAGAAGCCCGAAGGTGACGAGCCACAGGATGGTAACGAGAAGCAAGACGGGGACAACGGCCCTGATGGTGGCGGACAGGAAGTCAGCACAGCACCAACCAAGACCAATGCCGAGACGTCAGACGATGAAGACGCCGAACAGCCAGACAACGGCGGCGGAGCAGGCAAGCCAGGTGACGGCGGTGAGGACGACGGCCCAGACGTAGTTGTCCGCGCTACCGAAGAGGCTTTCGGCAAAGACCAGACTGGCAAGGGTGAAGGCCAAGGCGGTGGCTGGGGTATCGGTGATGGTTCTGGTGACAGTTCCAAGCCAGCACGCCCAGCGATTGAGGTTAACCTTGAGAAAACGCTTACCAACATCATACCTACAGGTCGTTCCCGTGGGTACACAGTGCTGTTCGGCGGTGACGACCAGCATGTCAGACCCGACAGTGGTGGCGTTCTTTCAGAAAAACTCAACGAGAAGACGAGAGAAGCTAAACGTCTTGGCAGGTTCTCCAACATTGTCGAGGCGTCAAGCGGACACACTAATCGTATGAGACGTAAGATGGAACGCGCCTTGCAATCCAAGATGGAGCGCACTTGGCGTGGCGGTCACGAAGAGGGTTCGCTGAATGGCCGCGCTTTGGCAAGCGCGTTGTCAGGCAACCAAGCTATCTATCGCAAGCGAAGCGACATCGAGGAACTGGATACATGCGTTACCCTGCTTCTCGACGCATCGTCTTCTATGTACGGACGTCGTGCCAAACTTGCGACGCAGTCCGTTGTCGCTCTGTCCAAGTTGTTTGACAAGATGAACATACCTTTCATGGTTGCCTGCTTCAATGTTGATGGCATGCACATGGCGCACCCAAGACGCAAGCACGGCTGGTATGAGAAGAGGTGGGAAGAGTATGGTGACAAGCATGGGTATGACAACGCGTCTAATGCACGTGCCTACCCAATTACAGTGTACATGCTTAAAGAGTTCAGCGATTCACTGAAGACTTCACAGCATCGTATTGCGGCGTACCAAGAAATGGTGAACGGCTCCAACATTGATGGCTGTGCGATACGTCAGGTCGCTGACCAGTACCTGTTGCCTCGCCCTGAGAAGAAGAAGATATTGATGACGTTCTCAGATGGTCAGCCATGCGGCGGTACTGGCGAGTACGGTCGCCTTTCGGAAGTTGTCAAATCTCTCACGGGTGAGGGTGTTGACTGCGTTGGCGTGGGTATTCAGACGGACAGCGTGAGTCAGTTCTATCCGAATTGGGTTGAGGTCAGAGACCTTGAGGACTTGAGCAAGGCGGCAATGGACAAGATTGCCAAGCTATTGATGGGCAAACGCTTCAAGGTCGATTCACGTGACGCGGCCTAGAACGCGCAAGTTAATCATGCACACTAGCTGGTTCGCGTTAGCGAATCGGCAGTGGCCTTACCAGTTCTGGTTTGACGTAGCGGCCGAAGTCAAAGATGGTGGTATAAATCGCAATCATCTGGACAAAGTAAAGCAAGTTGTCCGTAAGCAAGAGAGGAGCAAAAGATGGCAGAGATACCTGAAGCTGACATTAAAACCAAACTTCGGATGGCAGTCCATTCCAATGAGACTATCGCATATTCAACCGAAGAGGGTTTTACTGGAGGATGGACTGCTTTATGTGCAGAGGCGCTAGAAGAAATCCTACGTCTAGAAAGTTTGATACCCGAACCCAGGCGACCAGACTACCAGCACACCAAGGACTATCACGGCCCTGTGACGTGCAAGCAATCATACGGAGAGTTTGTGCGGGGCGATATGTACGAGGGTGAACTGCATATACACAAGCGGGGAACAACCAAGAACCGCGCTTGGATTGTGTGGGATAAGTACGGAGTGAAGCCATACGATTTTTCTGTTGTGGAGTTTGATAACTATTTTTCAAAAGGTGAAGTCAGAAAGGACATAAGAGATGAGTGGAAGCGAAAGTAAAGTGCCAGCGTTAACGCATATCACTGGCAACGAATACGAAATGAACTGGCCAAGCGTGTGGATTACCACGCCAAGCGGTCGCAAGTATCGCATCGAGGATAGGGGTATAGCTGGAGATAGGATTGACCATTCTCTTATAGCTGGAGACCCACCCGCAAAAGAACTTATTAAGATAGTTGAAGACAGTGACGGAAAAGGAACTCTTGAGTTTCCGTCAGCCGCGGACAAGCCCCAATGAGCCAGCCAATCAAGCAGAAGTGGTGGCAATTCCACAAAGATAACCCGCATATATACGAGTTGTTTTGTAAGTTTACTTGGGAAGTCATAAACGCTGGGCATGAGAACTACTCAGCCAAGGGTGTGTTCGAGCGCATCCGATGGCACACAGATGTCGAAACTCATGGCGAGAAATTCAAACTATCAAATAATTACACGCCGTATTATGCCAGATTGTTTATGCACTATCATAAGCAGTATGATGGTTTTTTCAGAACAAAAGAACTAAAGGAGTAGCAAGTGTACAGAGTTAAAATTTGGCTCGACGACAGAGTTGAGACGCAGTTTGCGCAAGACGAAAAGTACGCGCAGATGAAACGACAGCGCGCAGAAGTCGCAGGACACAGGTGCGAAGTTATGGATTGCGAACAATTCAAGACGGCAATGAATGACAAGATGTCTGAGACAGTGACACGCGTAGCCAAAGGCATGTCCACACAAGCAGACGCAGACGTCGTTACAGCTTTGTTTCACAGGCTCAACGACGAGTTGCCAGACGAAATGAAATTTTTGGATAACGAGGGTGACTAGCGACCTCCTTTGGCGGGGTACATGGGGCATCTCGCATTGACAACCACAATCTTGGCTTTGGCGGCCCTCTATCTTTTGTTTACCCGCCTAAGCAATTAGTAATGCCGTGTTAGTCTGAAACATTTGGACGGAAAATTGTGGTCAGCCCCAACTAATTTAACTTATGAGGAAGTAAAATGCTAAACATTGTAAAACGTAACGGCGTGTATCACGCATCAGGCACAATCAATGGCGTTCGTATACGCAAGTCACTTAACACTACGGACAAGAAAGTCGCCAAGGCGCTTGTCCAAGAAATCGAAATCGACACGGCGGTCAACAAAGCTGGAGCCAATCACACGTTTGGCGACGCTCTTGATAGCTACCTTAGACGTAACCCCGACCCGTCGGATACTACCTGGAAGTACCTGGCCAAGTTTGGCCAGGCGTGGGGAGACGTACCGCTTTCCAAAATCAACACTGAGTTTATTGAAAACTGGTTGGACACACGGCTCGGCAAAGTGAGTGGGTCAACAGCAAGACGAGAGATGAATTGTTTTATGCCAGTGCTACGTCATGCAAGCATGCGTGGCTGGATTGCAGACGTTCCGTCAGTCCCTCGGCCCGATGATGGCGAACCCAGACTTCGCTACTTGAACGACAAAGAATATGACCTGTTGTTTTGCACACGAGACGACAGTATTGCTTGGCATTTAGCGCACATACTTGTACACACGGGCGCGCGATTAGGGGAGATTGTTAACTTGCTGTGGGGCAGTGTGGTGCTTGACTGCAATGACCCATATGTCCAGCTTACAACACGCAAACGGAAGCACGGCCGTAAATTTACAAGACAGGTTCCGCTCAACGGCACAGTGGTTGATACATTTAGGTCTATGGCAACAAAGTATCCGACCGCCCCAGATAATAGAGTGTTCCCAATGTGGGCCGACCAAAGGTCGGCTGGCAGAGAAGTAAAAAAATTGGCTGCGCTGGTAGGTATCGAGGACTTCCGTCCCCACGACCTTAGACGTACATTTGCTACGCGCCTGCTCAATGCGGCAGTGAACCCCCGTACCGTTGCAGACCTACTTGGCCACACCGATTTGACAATGGTCATGCGTTATATGGTTCCACCAGACGAACTCAAACGCTCCGCTGTCGAGTCACTGTCAAAAATAAACAGCGACTCGATTGGTGTCTAGCAATGTAGCCCCGTGTCCCTGAAGCGTGATGCGGGGCTTTTCATTAGATGGGAATGGATGTGAGCCAATGCGGTGAGGAAACCTACCGCTGTGTATATACATGTGTCCAATCTTGTAGGGCTGGTAATGTCTTTTGTTGTTCTCATCCCAGTAGTCAAGGCCGCCAGCGTCGTCTGGTAATGCGATTGCCAGTGTAAAAGAGAACGGATTTGCAAAAGGCTCTGTCCACAAGATGCGCTGGAACGGCTCGTCTGTATGTATGTGACCGCCGACATGTTCTCTTTTAGATGCAGTGTCATTAAATATGTGAAAGCCCATCAGACCTGCGAACGGCAAATCAATACACTCTCTTTGGTATATTTTACCTATCGTCTCTTTTACGCTGGTCAACAACGGTCCGAAACTACGTTGTATTATTATGTTGTTTTGTTCTGCTACCTCATAATAAGAAGGCTGGTCATCAGTCGGTATTATTAAATCATTGTATGTGGACGCGCCGAGCGTCCAGAATGTATCCATCCCGCGCGATATCCAGTATGGCTGAAGAGAGAGAACGATAGACTTAACAGTTTCACACTCTCCCTTATTAAACATTTCAATTTCTAAAATCCTTGGTGGATTCTTAAATGATGCTTCGGTCCTAGCTTCTTGCGCAGATGAAGCCCACGCTTCTTCTTGCGCCTCCTGCTCCGCGTCGGACTTTCGTAGACGAACGTGGCCTTCTTTGCCATCAGTAACTCCAGAGTGCGGGAGACGTATAATTTTCGCAGACGTCGAGGTGGATGAATCGTCCATTCATTGGTCCTTTCTGTTGTATTCCTATGCGTGATATGCCGTGCCTTTGCGCGCACTCAATCAACGCAAGTGCTTGTCCACCTGAGACGCCGATGTCTATGGCTTTGCCAGTGGCGTGCGCCCCTGGTTTTTCTTTGCGTGCTTCGATGGGGTGTTGGGGTGAGCGATACCCTGAGTTAACGGGGAATGGGAAGCCGAGTTCGTCTCGCATCTTGTCTATGATGAGCATAAACTCTACGTCCATACCCTCATCGCCAGTTGCCTGGCACTTCAGTTCCTCACGACTAAAATATTTCAGGTCGTCTAGGCTCATTTCTTTTTTCCGGCCCAGCCAGTCACCGCCCAGCGGATGCCTAGTGAGCCAGCTACGGCCCCGCAAAATATCCAACCGTACCATTCGGGAGCATGCTCCGTCAGGTGTTGCCAGCCGATTGCGACGTATTCTTGCGTCCAAGGCAGGAAACTACCTACGAAGGGTGCAAGCACGACACATAGAGCTACCTCGTCTTTCCACGAGTACCGCGTTTCTTTAAGCGCCTGTATATCGTAATCGGCAACCGTCTTCGCCGCATTTTCAATCTGCGCGATTTCGGCCTCGACACGAGCCACTTGTACACGCGCCTTAGCTTCTGCCTTGATTTGGCGGTTCTTGAGTACGCCAGTGGCAATGGATGATACGCTATTGACGATAGCTCCCCACATTTTTCTACCTCTTCTTCCAACTTATCCGTTTCGACGACGTCTTCTTCCTCGCCGCCGATGTGCATTGTGCTTTTGTCGGCCGACATGCTGGATAACTCCTACGCTTCTCGCCCTTCTGTCGTCCACATGGCTTGCCCGTCTTGCAATCAATCCAGCCCTTGCCATTGTTTTGTGCGAACCACGTCTTCAGACTATTTGATTTCTTTGACTTTCGTCGTCCCGCCATATCATTTATCCTTCCACCCATGCCATCAGTAAAACTACTATTAAAGCTGATATAAAACCAGTGACGCCGACAACCGTTGCGACTATACGCATTGTTTCTTGCATTTCTTTTTTACGTCTAAGAGCCGCTTGTTTTTCCTCCCGTATGCGTTCCTTCTCTTCCTGTAGTCTCTTCGCCCGTTCATTTACAATCTGTCGCCATGTTCCGTATCCAAAGCGATTGTCTATGAGTATTGATATTTCTTCCATCTGCTCTTGAGCCAGCTTTGCATCAATTACACTATGGGCCGCGTCTTTGGTTTGTCCAAGCACTGATTTGTTACCGAACCTCTCCTGTTGAACTTGCTTCTCGCCAGCAAACAACGCATCAATACTGCCCGCAATGTCTCTAATATCATTGGCTGTGTTGATGTTTTTCTTGATAAAATCAACGGACTTCTGCACTAACGCGATGCCAGTTAACGCAGTAGAAATAGGCTCCATCTCACTTACCCCCTGCGTCCTTCGTTGTGAGGAAACCACTGGATTAATAACCAATAAGGTATGTCTACCAATCCGAGACGCGCACTTTGCGCGTTCTCGTGATGCGCGTTGTGGTATTGCTCAGGCGAATAAATCGCGGCCATCAAATGATTTTGCGGCATCCACTTCCAATGGCCAGTGTACACACTGGCTACTTGGTGTCCGACCACAGTAAGGTATACAAAGCACCACTCAGAAAAACCAAACAGGGATACAAATAAGAGAGCCGTCGTAATTGAAAGCGGTATGTAATATTTATGTTGAGCGCGGTACAATTTATTTCTAAGCAGGTCTCTTACATACTTCACTCGCGGCGGTATAAAGCTGACGTTTAAGTTGTGCCAAATAGAAAAGTGCGGGCCATGTGCATCCTTCTCTGTGTCTACATGAGCATGGTGTTGGCGGTGTATAGCAGACCACTGGATTACTGGGGCTACACCAAGACCACCAGACGTAGACGCAAAAAATATATCGAGCCACCTGGGACACTCCCAGGACTTATGGCAGACGTAGCGATGGACGTAACCAGACGCAAGAATTTGAAACGCAAGAGTGCCTGCGATATACCACCAGAGCAGTGACCAGTTACCTACAATCAACAACTCATGCAGAACTACGACCGAGCAAAAAACACCGACACCCATCAGTATAGACGCAAGTCGGTCATTCATTTCGCCCAGAAAGTAATCTACTTTTTCTTGCGCTTTTTTGATGAGTTTCCCCAATTTTTAGCTCCCACACGTCTGCATTTAACCAATGCGCCTGAAGCGTAAGCGCTTGGAAAAACACGATATCTCGACTTGACCTTGTGATAACAAGCGTCTTTTTTGCTACTCGATTTCTTAGCTTTTTTTCTTGCGGCCATTTCTTCCTCGCTTCTGTGTACATGGACACGGCTTGTGTTGCATATTTCCTGAGCGCGTCTTACGCCCCAATACTGGAACTGATTTACTTACCATGCCTTACAACTCCAATACCGCGCCTTCGTCTTTGGCCCTGGGTTATCGCAGTTGTGGCGCGCGCGGAATGATTTACGTCTAGCTGGTATGTTCTTCTTGATTTTCATGTTCGGGTCGCCAAAGCGCACGACCTTTACACCACCGTTAGACTTGACGCATACGCCAGATTTTTTCGGCCCGCCAGGTGTACGGAAAGGTTTGTTTAGTTTCTTTCCCTTACAGGCCGCGGACACGCGGCCTTTCTTCTTAGCCATGTCGTAACTCCATAGTTAGTCTAAGTAATGTAGCTATTTATTTTTGGGAGGTCGTCCCGATTACGGCCCGACACATACGCAACATCTGCGAAACTTCTTTAATTTTTTTTGAAAAAAATCGGCTCGTCACCGCGCACTTGAAAAAACTCGTGGTATATTGAGTTTATTAACCAGTTGGTTTGAACTCGGACTGGTTAACGGGGCGGCGGTCTCTCTCTTTCTCTGCGCTTGGAGATTGTCGCCCCTACTAGTCGTCTTCATACCCCCGACAAGCTCTGCAATCCTTGCAATAGTACCAATTTTTTGGGCGGCTTTCTTTTTTGCCACATTCCATGCACGGCCTATCCCACATGGATACACTTTCTTTTCGCGCAACCACGTACTTTGCGCCTTCAAATTCTCGGATGCCTTCCCGTACCAGTATTCTTTTTAACGTATCAACACAAACACCTATTCGAGTTGCTACGTCATTCAAACTCATCGAGTCGTGGTTTTCGCGAAGCCAATCCATTTGTGTGTCAGAAACATTGACCACCTTTGGCATAGATACCTCATCATTACACTACGTCTCAGAATGGACATGCGTTTGGACATGTCTAGACATTTGGACACACTGTCCATTCTTAGACGTATTCTTTGTGATTTGACGTCTCAATGCAACCAATATTGACAAAACCTTGCGAATATGTTAAAAACTTCTTCGTGTTTTAGTTATTTCAAATAATAATATTACTATCTGACACCGCCCTAGCTCCGCTACGGCGGTTATTTTTTCGGAAGGTTATTTATTATGGCCTTAGCGAAGAAGTTTTTAGGGCTGGACTTGGCTACCAAGACTGGTTGGGCGCATACCGATGGGGCAGGCGGCACAATCAACCTTGCAAACAAAGAAAAAAACCGCGGACAGATGGCCGCACAGTTCGACAAAACAATTAGAATTATTCTTAAAGAACACGACACGTCTCACATAGTTTGCGAGCTACCACCTGTTGGATTAATGGGTAACGCACGTCTCATACTCCTGGGATTGTTTTGGCAAGCGCAACACATAGCCTACGATTTTGACAAACCATTTATTCCAGTGAACGTAACCAAGGTAAAGAAGTGGGCAACAGGTAGCGGCAAAGCATCTAAAGAAGAAATGATGGATGCGGCAATTCAACTTAAATGGATGGAGCCAGTTGATGATAACCATGCTGATGCCATGCTTATATGTAAGTGGGGAGAGGCAACCATTGAGTAAGCTCCCGCCGATGGATGCAAACAACCGAAATCAATATACAGACAAAGAGTGGGCGGAGCTTGCGGAAGCATGGAAAAAAGAAGCTCCCGAATTATTTGATGCGGCTAGGACAGTCAGAGATTGTTTTGGGGACGGTGTAAAGCTGGTTTACATTGGTCCGATACGGGAGAAAGAGTAAGCCTCCTGAGCAACCTCTCCCCCCCGCACGGATGTTCTTTCTACTTACATTCGACTTCTATTTCAAGCCATTTATTAATTACATCTAACGGTCTGTTAAGTTCCATCGCAATCTCGGATGGTGGTCTACCAGTCAGCGCCATTTCTTTTGCGCGTTGTTTAGTTGAGTAACTGCACACCAACTTGGATTCGCCCGTCATCTTGTGGGTTGCCCAGCCAATAAACTGTATCGGGTCATGCAAATCTGTCCACTCCCTGACTTTACCATAGCGAACCTCAAGAACCATTGACACGTACCACTCGTCAGTGATTTTCTGTTCGAGCAAGTCGATGGGCGGGCGCTCATACTTACCGTTCCAAATTCCAGCTTTTTGTTTGGCGGTGTCTTCGTCACGATAAACCTGTGCTATGCGTATCTGTGTTTCCAAAACAGTAAGCTGGTTTGTTGAGCCAGCCTCTCGTCCAAGGCCGTCGTCACCAGGTTTGTTCGAGTGATGCAACATAATCACCGACTTGCCTGAGTTTCTTAGACGTAAAGCCAGTTGATTTACTTGGCTCCATTCGTCAGCAGAGTTTTCGCTCATACCACTCCATGCAGTACGTATCGTATCAATGACCACAACATCTGGGTTTGCAAAATTTATCCAACCAGCAAGCTCACTTAGCCCAGCGCCAGTGCGCAGGTTCATTTCAACCTGCTCAAGCCATGGCGTCCAAACCTGGAACCTGTCACCTGCATCTCCAAACAATCGTCTCAAATCAACCATGCGTCGCCCAAGGTCTCCGCTAGATAATTCAAAGTCCAAATACAATACGTTTGCAGGTTTCCATATTTCAAACGGCCCAAAGTATCTTTGTCCTGCGGCCATTGCGTACAGGGCGTGTTGTAGAAACATGGTCTTTCCTGAGCCACTGTACCCGTGAATTTGAATGATGGTGTTCGGACGAAGCCAAGGCTCGATTAGATACTGTCTGCTCTTACCCTCTTCGACAAGACGCTCTGCGTCTGCGGATGTCACCAGCTTGCGGTCTCTTTTCTCCTCGTCAACAACAACCAGTTCAGCGCGTTTGTATATGTAGTCTCCAGTTAAAGGGTCAAACCTTTCTGGGTGGTTTTGTTTTTCTGCTCGCTCCATGCTTGCAACGGTCTCTTCAAACTCCACGTCTCGAAGCGGCTCTTCAAACCACTTGTCCATAAACGCCCTGACTTGCACACGAAGTTGCGGCCCAAAGTTACCCAGCAAAATCATTTCACTGGCGTATCGCATAACCCTGTCGTTACGCGCGTTGCCTTGGCCAGTCGGTATCTTGCCGCTTGAGAAGCCAGCCTCTTTGATAAACTCCTCTGTTCTATCCCACTCGCTTATTTTTTCAGAAGGGTCATACCCTATGGATGATAAATCTAAGTCTTCAAAAGATATGTCGGCAAATTCATCTGGCGGTTGCGAGGGAGACCAGTCTTCCCATACAGGTAAATCGTCCTGTCTATCTAAGCCTTCTGGCACTGACCATTGATAGCCCTTGCTTGGTGGCAACAGAGCGTATGAACCATCGCCTCTAAAATCCAAACCATTAACCCGCGGCCAATCATGGCCGCGTGAGTTGCCACCAGCCCTTGGGCCGCGGCGCAAACCATCCATTGGGTGCTTGAACCAAAGGTGATGACCGCGCTTAGTTTTCACACGAACTTGTGATTCCATTCCGCAACTTATTGCCGCGTTCAAAGCGTCCTCGTTATCACAATCGACGATAACAACTCCGCTTATACTGCCAGTCACAACGGCAATGTTTGCGTTGGGAAACTTATCAAACCATTCGGTGACTTCGTCGGCCGTTGGTTGACGCTGTTGATATTCTAACCACTTGATTGCAGGGCGCTTTGTGTCTGGCCTAATCGGTATTATTGAAAGACCTTCATCAAGATACTCAAGAGCTTGATTTACCGTCTCCATGTTTGTCCTCCTCAAAATAAATATCCACGTCTAGCGCAAAATGTTTTTTGATGTCAGACAGTTTGGTAGATGTAATCATATCTTGGTCCATCCACCTGTACGGAGAAGTGCGTGATACGCCTATTGTCTTGGCAAGGTTGCTGACCCCGCCGCAATCATCAATCAGTTTTTTTACGTTAAATTTCATAATGGAATAAATTAGTTACTTGTTGACATTGTGCCGCAAACATGACACCTTTCGTTACGTATTTCAACTTAAACTTTTAACTTAGATTACATTATGAAAATACTTGGATTACCCGAAGAGGGTGCGAAGAAAAAAAAGCCCGAACCTGTTGAAGCGAACATGCGCAGTTACAGCGCCATTAGACATCACAGTTCCAACACAGCCTTTGTTGAAAACGCAGACACTGTTTTTGGCCAGCTTGAGGCGGGGCGCGAAGAGTTAGAAAAGGCAAGAACAAAAATAGAAGCGGCCGAAGCTATCATTATGGAGATTGCCAGGAGCATGGATATAAAAGATGGTGAATTAGAAAGCCATGTGTTCCGAGCAGAAATAAAGTCAAAAGAAAGGGTGACTTGGAACACAGAAGAACTGGAAAAAATATTCCACGAAAAAGACAAGCTACCCAAACATATCAAAAAATCTTTGCGTGTTGATAAAGATACCTACGAATCACTGCCACGCGAAGTTCAGAATATTCTGGAACCAGCCAGAATTGTGAACCCCCAAAAACCACAAATTAAAGTTAGGAGAAAATAAATGGGATTGTTCAGTAGCACCAGCGAAGCTGGTATGAAGCATCACAAGACACTCTTGTATGCACACCACGGCTTTGGAAAGACATACCAATGCAGGTTCTTTGCGGAGAACTACGGCAAGGGTCTGATACTTTCTGGCGAAAGTGGGTTGGCTTCTCTATCAGACGTGGACATTGACTTTGTTGAGTTCCACATGTGGGACGAGGAGATGAATGAAAAACTGGCGAGGAATATTCCAGAGGGTGGGTATTCCTTCAAAGGCATAGTTAGGCTTATCAATTCAGCAGAATTTAAGAAGTCTGATTACAAGTGGATTTGTATTGATTCACTTACTGAAATGTCAGACAGGTGCATGAAAGATGTTGAGTGTACTTTTGCAGAACCCACTGACATGAGAAAGTGGCAAGCCTACGAAAATCAAATGATGGGCGCGCTCAAGTTTATACGAGACTTGCCTATGGAAGTTTATGTTACTTGTCTTGCGAAGGAAGAGAAGAACGATAACGACCAAACAGAATACTGGCCTATGGTTCAGCAAACCAAAGTCGCCAAAAAGTTGCCAGCGTTATTCGACCATGTGTTTTGTGGTTTGCGCTCAACAGACGATAGCAGTTCAGACATACAGGTGAACCGCCAAATCGTAACCGACCACGTCTATGGATGGCACGGAAAAACCCGTGACCCATCGAATTGTTTAGACCCAGTCGAGAAGGGCGGCAATATTGTCGAACTTCTGAAAAGAATCCAGAAACCTAAGAAACCTACGGAGCAAAGTAAATGAGTGATTACAACGGATTCGGAAGCATCGACCTGTCAGATGTTAGTGAAAGTGGTGAACAGCGCAAAACAATACCCGCTGGAAACCACATTGTTAAGGTCGTAAGCGCCGCCATGAAAGACACAAGTAAAGGCGGCAAAATGCTTGAGGTTAAGTTTGAGAATGACGAAGGCCAGTATGTGTTGGAACGTCTCAACCTCGTTCATAAAACGTCTCAACAGGCTGTAGATATTGGCAAGCGCAAGTTGAAAGAGCTTCTAGTATGCGGCGGGCATCCTACCCCTGATAAACCTGGAAGTGTTGAGTCATTAGTAGGCTTACGTCTTGGCGCACGAATTGTAAGTGGGCAGGATTGGCGAGACAAAGAGGGCAACGTACGTCCAGGCGGGGGAGAGTTACGTTCAACTGCGCCATTTTTTAAACCAGACGATGGCAGTGTTACGATTGGTGAAGCGCCAAAGGACGACCAGATGTTTGGAAAGTCCGATAGTAAGACTGATACTAAAAAACAGTCTGAGGACGAAAAAGGCGACGACAATATACCCTTTTAGTTCTGGCAACCCTCCCTTCAGACAAACTAAAAGGGCGGGGGCGGTGCTTTGGAGAAGGATACCGCCCCCAATTCTAGATGGATGTAAAGGATATCATAGCTAAGATTGATGCCGCTTCTGTCGAGGACAGGGAGTTTCGGCCGTACCTTGGCGCGTCTTTAATAGGAAATAATTGCGAAGCGTTTTTGCAGATGCAACTGAAAGGGTATCCGTCCAAAGATTTTGCACCGCATACGCTACGTATATTCGCACTGGGACATGTCCTTGAGGACATGGTTGTCGCAGACTTAAAGAAAGCTGGCTTTAATGTCATGGAAAAGGATGACCTGACAGGCAGGCAATTTGAGTGGAAAGAGTGCGGTGGACACGTAAAAGCACACGCCGACGGATTGATTGATATAGACGCTGGCTCTCTGTCCTTATTAGAGATTAAGTCTATGAACGATAAGAAGTGGGGCGAGTTTAAAAAAGAAGGCGTTCGTATTTCGCATCCTAATTATTTTGCACAGTGTCAGATGATGATGGGGATGGGAAAGATTAAAAACGCTTTGCTTGTCGCGTACAACAAGAACACCAGCCACTATCATGTGGAGCATATCCCGTTTGATGATTTGGCGTTTTCACATATAGCGCTCAAGATAAATAGAGTGCTTGGTGGTGGCAGAGAAAGAACGTCTGATTCGCCCGACCGCATGGTCTGTAAATTCTGCAATCGAAGGCCAGTGTGTTGGACTGACCAAATGGACGATTTGATTGCAAAGGAATGTAGAACTTGCACATGGTCAAAGGCTAACGATGACGGGTCTTGGCAGTGTATGAAACATAGCAAGCGATGCAGAGAAATATGTGATGACTGGGTTCGCATAAATCTTGAGGAACAAGAACCATGGATTTAGCAGAGTTGAAAGAAATAAATAAAAGGCTAAGGGATGCGAACGGCAAGATTGGCCATCACAAACTACAACTGGATTCTGTAAATGACAGGATTAATTACATCACAGTCTGCATGCAGTGTTCCGATAGAGATGAAGAAATACTGGCACTAAGGAACGACCTTCAAAAAGCTATAGATAAAAAGCGACATGTGTTGTTAGAAATACAACGTCACGAAATCATAAAGGAAGAAATTGAAAATGAAAAAGAAGAAGGCGAATACAGAAGAAAAACCCAATATATGGGACAGTTCCGCTAGTAATAACGTCAACAAGCCCCCTCACTACACGAGCGGCGATATCGAATGTATTCACGCCATAGAGTCGGCGCTTACTGAAGAGGAGTTTCGCGGTTACTGCAAGGGTAACGCGCTAAAATATATCTGGCGCTCTGGCCTCAAGAACGATGCAAAAGAAGATATACAAAAAGCCCAGTGGTATCTGGCAAAACTATTGACCGTTATTTAGGTTTTGCCCAGTTCTGCATAAACGAACTTTTTGGGATGGTTCGTTTTTTCGGCCCAGCGACTGCGTCTACAATACCACTTCTTACGTCTCGATACCCACCTAGAACAGGTATTCGTGTGGCGGCTATCCTTGCCGCTTGGCGCTGTTTGTAGTTCTCGTCGCTGAATACGCCTTGTCCAAAGGTAATTCCATCCATTACCGCCCCAGCAGTTGGGCCGCCAAAGACAGAAAGTATTCTTTGCGCGCCATATACGCCGTTATCGGCTTGCTCTGCTGTCTGATACAAAATATCCGCAAACAATCCAAGTCCACCCATTTGCACCATGCCCTCGATATACCAGCCCATAAACTTATCAGCGTCTATGCCATAGACTTCTCCGTGCAATCTGGCGTCCCAGCCCATAGACTCAGCTATTTGATTAAAAGAGCGGTCGCGAGGTTGCCTGGTGTCATCTTCGCCACGAGCTTGGACGTAGTCTTTTATAAGGTTTGCGCCAGCGCCCCCCGCAAGCGGGGCGACTGTCGCGAGCATCAGGGCTGGCGATATACGTCTACCTCCGCCAGTCATTGGGTCCGCAGTTACAGCTAGACGTCCAGCGTCGTAGCCCATCCTGCTCATCATTAGCGGGAATGATTTAAGCTGGAATATAAGTTGCCCTATAGGGCTTTGCGCTAACAGCGGTATATCATTTGCGTTGGGCGTAAATATTGTTTGGTTAGAAAACTTGATGATAGCTTCTTGCACCCTTTGTTTCGCGTCTGCTCTTTGCGGGCTGTCGCTGGGGTCGGGAATGAAGCTATCAAAGTCATCTATTCTTTGGTTTGTTGCGAGTAGCTCGTCTAATCCGTAGGCTCGCAGAATACGATATGCACTTTTAAATTTTCTATTTTGTTGCGCTAAATCTAGGCGCGGGTTGAAGTTCGTAAGCGCAATAGCGTACTCGGCTTTGAACCATTCGTGTCCAACAGCGGAAGATGCACTGCGCCAGAAACCAGTCCATGGAGAAAGCAGAGTAGCGTTAAAGAAAGCGACTGTGTTGCGTGAAGAGTCTGCACCGTACAGGCCAGTCATGCGTTCGTGTATCTGGTTCTCTAATGCCGCCCCAATATTGCGTGTCATCTTGCGATAATGCGGGTTTGTCATGTATTGACCCAGACCTTTGGTAAACGCTTTAAGGCTACCAGAGCGCACGAGAGGCAGAATCATGTCACCAAAAGATGTAAAGACCGTAGAGCCAAGTAAAGTAATCGCGTTGAAATTACGCATTATTTTGGAAGTCCTGTGGCCGTAGTCTGAGAATATACCGTATCCAGCCATGCCCTTACGCTGTAATGAATCCAAAGTTCCCTGGGCAAATCTTTCTTTGTTTCTGTCCAGCGGGCCATTCATGTTTTGACGGTCCAAAATAGCTCCAATAATTGCGTCTATTCTTTTGCTGAAAGCAGGCTCGCCGCGGGCAGTGTCGAAGCTATCCATAAACTGACGCATGGCAACCTCGCCCTTGGACGCCAAAGCGATAAGTTGTTGAGCGGCGCGCTGGGCCGCCACTTCGTCGCCTTCAAATGGCATGCGAGACTCACGTCTAATCTCCAACTTATCGTCAACGTAATCAGTTTGTGCGTTAACAATAACTTTTTTGGAAACTTTCTTCTTGGAAAGAAGCTCACCAATAGCAGTAGCCATATCATTTGCCGCAACCACTTTCATGTAGTCATGGAAACCGTGCATTTCGTTGCCATACTTTTCAGCCAAGTCAATTCTACGAACTGCGTTGTCTGCATACTTACTTATGATTGCTTCCAAATCATTCTCAAGATACTGGCCGACATCGTCGAGATGTTCTTTAAACTCATCGAGACGTATGAGGCGCTGGTAATCTATATGGTCTCCAGAATTTTCGCGTGCGGACGCCACCTCTGGCGGCGTATAAACACCGTCTTCTTCAACTAAGCGTCTATACACTGAATCAGCTTTCGCCAAAGCCGTATCAATAGTCAATGCTTCGTCCCTGAATCTTTCTCCTTCCGAGATAAAGTATCGGGCCAAAGACAGTTTGAAGTTTTCAGGGTCGCGCAATATTTTTTCTACGCTCCACACCTGCGGAAAGTAATCTTTTACAGTGCCAACCATGACACCAGCCTCGGTAAGCTCGTAGTGAATGTTCCTAAACATCTCACGTACTTTTTTGTAAGCAAACCTTTCGCCAGCATTGAGGTTTTTAACGGCCTCTGACTCAGGGCCGCGCCTAACGGCATTTACAATTTTTAGGTAAGAGCGTGGCTGGTCAACACCCAAGGCATGGTGGATGCCGTATTTGCCAATGTTAAAATCGCTTGCTTTACGTAACCAGTTTTTTATTCCCCCTCCGCCCTGAAGTCCTGCAAGAGCCTCGAATATTGGTGATATATGGTTAGACGTACGTGCGGCTAGACGTTCGTAGTGACCCGTACCCTCCATGCGTGCAGGAGCAATCCAATCTGCGAGCCATGTAAGTCCGAAACGTCTAAGGTTATGAGAGTTCTCACCAAACCCTACATTGAAAGCTCGACGTATTGCGCTTTGCTGTCGGCCGTTTGGCAGTTTACCGCGCGCCATATTGCCAATACCAGCGGCCGCGTTTGCTGACACTCCAGCGTCTCGCAACTGCTCTTCCATGGTTACAGTCTGGCCTTCGTTAAGCTGTCCTTGTTCGGCCATTGTATTAATGATACGAGCGTTGGTTCTTGATACCTCGTCTTTGTTATATATGTACCCAACACTGTCTCGGCTATCATCAAACTCACCCGCCATAGCATGCTTGATATTGTTTTTATCTTCAAACATAAGGAACATTGTTTCAGACTGACGTTCTTCGTGTCCCTTTAGTCCATCGTAGCCAATGTCCTGCAAGACTTTGTTTAATTTTGTCGAAGCGTTTGCACGGGATATTGGTCGGCCCGTTGACCGCTGAGTCGCGTCCATGATGGCGTCAATGAACTCCATGTGCAGGGCGTCGCCAGTGATGTAGCCGCGTGACTCAATCATGTTAACGGCTGACTGCACGTCAACAGCGTCACGAGTGTCCAAGCCAGCCATAATCTGCCGTATTGCTGGGATATCATCTAAGCCATAGTCTCTATCTATTGTGAAATCAAAGAAGTTGGCCTTGCCCAAATATACAGGATGATATCTTGGCTTAGGCAAGACGTTAAACTTCTTTAACATGTCGTCAATTTGGTCTTCCACGACACGCTTGCTTACGTATACTTCATCAATTTGTTTATCATAGTGCAAGCCAGCAGGAAACTCGGCTGTGCTTGTTTCTATGCTGTTAACTTTTCTTGCTTTCAAAGTCATAATTGTATCGTCCATTATGTCTTTGATTTCTAACAAGTCATTGAAGGTATCAAGGTCTGTGTCTGTTGCCCCGCCGTCACGCAACGGGCCAGTCAAAGATTCATAGTATTCGTCCTGGGTATTTTGTGTAGCAAGTTGCCTTACCATGATGCCGTTTCCGTATCTATCATGGCGCATAATCTGAGGCATTAGACCCCGCTCTCCCAGCACGTGCGGGCGCTTACCAGCTATATCCACTGTAGAAAGAATGTATAAAGGCGGCGGGTTGTTCGGGTCTGTATTACCTGTAAATGCGTTGATGGCATCCTTTCTGTTTTGGCTAGAGTTATTCCAAAACGCCTCTGTTGTTCTTTTCATGCCAGTCAAGTCACCTGTAGCCTCATCATCGTACCGACTTGGGTAAAAGATTTTGTCAATGTTGGGCGTAATTCCCTCTGAGTGAGAGTAACTGGTAAACACATTTCCATACGCGTCAAGCGAGGGATGCGCTTGTTTAATTCTTTTGTCCATCTGCCCATTTAGTATGTACGCCACGTGCTGTTTTACAGTGTGGACAAATGGGTCTAGGTTTTCGTTCGGGTCTGTGCCAGCCATATTCTTTGATGTTTTTACAACTAACTCACGAAGCGCAACGTCCCAATTTTCTTGAGTTATGGCCTTACCCTGACCGCCCTGAGCCAAAGTTCCAAATGTTCTCCGCCAAAGGTCTCGATGCAGTGTTTGGGTTGGGTCCATTATCACAACCGCTGTAATAACATCCTGCACGACAGCTTTGGCATTTTTTTGGCCTACTGCGCCTTCGGATTTAGGCGAAAGATTTGTAGCCAGACTGCGTAATTTTTTTCGTAACTCAGAAAACTCTGGGCTATCTATGTCAATCTGTTCATCTAGGTAATTACTAGGCGCAATACTTGGTGTGGCACTATTTGGGTCTTGGATGTCTATACGTCTAGCTACATCGTTGACGTCGCTCACACCCATCATTGCCAAATGTATGCGATTGGTCGGCCGAGGCGCGCCTGTTAAGTTTGCCAAGCGATAGAATACCGTACGCATGATATTCATTTTATCAGGGTCACGATGGCTTAGTTTTTCCTGAGCAACATTAAGACCAGCCCTAGCCCCAGGACTAATTGTTGTTCCAGAAATACCCTGCGTTTCAGCAATCTCCATTTCGATAGCACCCAAAGTTACTTGGCTGTCTATAAGCTGTGGCTCAACCTCATCTGAAATTGGGTGAGCGCGCTCGTTTTCTTTCATTTGACGAGCGACTTGCTTGCCATAATCGGTTTCACCGTATTTTCCTAATTCATCAGCAAGCTGTGTGGGCGTTGCAGTTCTGTAGTTAATCGCTTGCCCATCATCTATTTGAGCAACAGTCGGAGATTTGTTTGTTCTTGCAACATCAGCGTTTTTTCTTGTTTCCTTGGTAATTTTATCCTGTTTGCGTTGTTTTTTGCGCTTACCATCCCGCAACTGCTTAGAGTATTTTGCGTACCCTTTAAGCTCTTTTTTAGGGGCAAAAGAAATACCTGCATACCCGCCCTGCATTTTGATAGGTTCGTCTGATAACTCGTTAAACTTTTTACGAGCATCGTTAATTATGATTTCAATAAGCTCGCTAGTTTCAAAGCGAGGGTCTCCGTCTTCTGTTCGGTTGCCATAGACGATTTGAGTAATTCTTTCTGCATCTTCTGTTACGTTGCGAGAAACAGCGTCGTAACTAAACCCTAAATTTTCAGCATCAGAAACACTAAGGGTGCTTACGTCCCGACCCATGGCGGCGTAAATTCTTTGGTATAAACTTTGGGCAAGTTTGTGAGTTCTGCCAAGTAGCATGAACGGCTTACCAGACTCTCCATATTGGTTGCTTCGTGCTTGTTCTGGGGCGGCCAAACCATACAGTCTATTGGCCAGCAGTTGAGCATTAAACACTATGCTGTCGTCATTACCACTTATCACTGATTGCAATAATTCTTCGTGGTACGAAGTTAACTCTTCCACCACACGATGCAACGCCTTACCCGCGTCTGTGACTGGCTCCATCACGCCTTCGTGTAGAGCCGCGGCTTGCAGATTGTCTGGCAGGATTTTACTAAATAAGGGAACCAAGTCAGGGTCGATGTTTTTCTTATTAATAAAGAAATCCACGAGACTTTTAACGTATCTTGCTATCTGCCTCATGTGACGACTTTTGTTCCAAAAACTATCCTGCCTAAACTCTGGAGCAAGCCTTTCGTTCATGGCCCAAGACGCAAATTGATTAGCAAACCATTCTTGCGGGCTGTCCATAGCGTTGGTGGTTTCTCGCAACTCCCCGCCATAGATAAATGTCCCAGCATGGTCTGCCCGTCTCTGAAAATCTGGTGCTATGCGAACTCCAGGCTCTTCTCCCATGTTGAACATAGTTTGAGCCAACTTCATTTCGCGCACTGTGCCAGATTCTTGGTCTATGTACTTTTGGGCAGTGTTCCAAAAATTTAATTTATCTTCGGGTGTTAAGATATTTTTGTATGCCCAATGACCAAGCTCATGCAACGTGACGAAAAGACTTGGTTTTACACCTTCATATCTTGTCAGTTCTATTTGATTAGTTCTTTCTAGCGGATTTCGAGAGGCGCTTGCATTAATAAGTCCGTCACCCTCGCCCTCTATAAATCCTGGGGCCACGTCATCAGCAGACTCTGAAAGGGTTCTAAGAACCCTGTTTAGCTCTGCAAGCTCTGCCTCAGATTGAATCCTGCCAATCGCCTTCAATTCTTTTTGTGATTGCGCGATTGTCTTGCCAGGATATCTTACATCTTCGGGAACAATAGAAGACCTGAACGTCTGCAATCCTGCAAAAAACTCAGCATAAGTTTTTTGCATATCCCCTTGACCGACACGCGGCCAACCAACGCTCATTTCAATATAATCTATAGCATTTACAAAAGTTAATTTATCTACTTCGCCAGCTTTTTCTACTAAGCCGTTCAACAGTACATTGACATCATTTCTTCTGTCTCTCGGCAGAGGCATCTCATCTACTAACGACCTCAAGCCATCTATTTCTTCAACAAATTTTGTGGGTGACAGAGGCACAACCTGTTGAGACGCTTGTTGTGCCGTCAGATATGGACGGCTAATTTTATTTGGAGACCAAACCTCGAACTCTTCCGTAGCGACCTGGGAGTTGCGAGCGCCTTTCGTGTGACCAATTTCAAAATCTTCTATGTTTGCTTTGCCAAGCAAAGCCTCGATGCCCTTACCTTCGTCAATCTGGTTTTGCCCTATGACGCGTATCTTGCCTGTCTCTTTATTTCGCAGAGCAAGTCGCTTGCCATTAGTGCTTAATACAGGGACGTCTGGAATGTCTGATGCAACTGGCGTAAGACTGTTTTTGCCAGTTTGTTTTAGCGCTTGAGCGAACGCTCGCAAGTCACCGTCTTCGTCAAACTGCGCCCTTGCTGTTTTTATAATGTCTTTATCCGCGCGCACTGGTACATCTGTGGATGTGTAGTGCGTTTGATTTGGCCCTTCACCACGAGCCATACGCATGTTTGCTTCGTGCTTGTATGCCTTGTTGGTTATTGGGTCGTAAAAATACGTCTCACCTTTTTTTGCATGCTCAGGCTTAATAATATTTTTCTTGCCGCCCGCCCTCGGAACTAGCGTTCCTTGGCCGTCGGCAATACGCTCACCGCCCGTCGAGACGTAAACCTGGACACCCGTATTTGGCACAAGCCTTGTTTTTGTTTGCACGACCTCGCGCATAGCATTTGGGTTTTCGTCAGTTGGCGCTGGCACGTCAAAGCGTACTTCGTATTCTTCTTCGACCAACTTATTTGCCGCGGCCACAGCGTTGTCGTAGCCGTAAATAGTTTTAGTGTCAGGGTCTAGCCCTTCTGGTACTGATGGCGCGCGCCCAATAAATTCGCCACGTTTTAGGAAGCTCTGTATTCTGTTAAATGTGCTTCTGCCAGCGGTAGTTTCGGTTGGTGGGTTAGCAAGCGTTCCAGTTAAATCGCCGCTAGTTTTTTCGATTGGCTTGCCGCGCTCCTTCAGCACCCTTACGACAGCGGCAATCCTTGCTGTTGGTTCTGGCAAACCATTAGCCATCATATTTTTAGTAAGTTGTTTTACTTTCTTTTGCTCTGTGCCTGTTAGCTCAACATTGCCTTGTATATTATCTTTATTAAAAGTTTTTCCGACCGTATCTTCGTCAACCGCTTCCATAAGCTCATTGAAAATACGCTCACCCTGCTCTGGGTCTTTTTTGATAAGGGCTAACCTTGCAACGTCTGGAGCTTGTTGGAGTATCTGACCGAACATTCCGTCAGTTTCATCGTCTAGCTCTTGTAAAACTTTTTCTGCGCGGGCTGTGTATGTCGTGTCAGGTGTTGCCCCTGCTTCGACGTCATCAAATTGTGTAAGAGCCTTAACTAGATTGGGTCGTTTTATTTGTTTTATTGTTCCATCTTTTGATACAGGAATAGTACCATGGGCTATAGCTTCGGCTAAATCCTCTTCTGTTTTGCCAAGCTGTGATAAGACGTTCGCCACAGCCTGTCTTTGATTTTCGCTTCTATAATTAATTGTATCTGGCGTTAGCGGGCGTATTGGCCCTGCGGCTTCTTGTGGTAACGAAACAGCGGACTGGTCATCTGGAAGTCTTACGATTATTGCTCCGCTAGTTTTGTCTCGGTAGCCAGGTAGCAGAAACTCTCCGTCCTCCATATAAACAAACTCAATAGGCGAGTCGTCTACTGGCTTCGTACTGTCTGGTTCAACACCAGTTTCTGGCGCTGTTGTTTCTGGCTCTACTACTTCGACAGGTTGAGACGTAGCTGGCTCTGCCGCAGGCTGGTTGCCTTTGGACGCAATAACAGCGCGCACGTCTTTGACATTATATTTTTTGCCGCCTTTTGT